AAACTCAAAATGACCGCCGATCCAATCACATTTAGCAGTCTTTAAAAATTCCATAGTTTTATTATGATTTTCGTCGCATATCCATGGAACCATACCCATCTTTAAAGAACCGTATTCCATAACTGTAGGTTCATGTATGATATGAACCTCATTCATATAATGCCCTAGTAATTCTTTCAGCGAGTTTAAGTCATTAGTATTTTTGTAGTAAGTATCGTGGTTACCACAAATGATGTCCATCGTTATTCGTTCTTTGCGTAGCCGTTCAAGAAATACATGCCGGTTACGGTTAAGGGCACGGAAATTGATAAACTTCCGGTGATCAAAGTAATCACCAAGATGGATGATATGGCTAATACCACGTTCCAAAAGAATAGGAAAAAATACATCATTATAAAACTTTTCTGCATTATCGAGAAAGATGTCAGAACTATTGCGAGTGCCACAATGGGTATCATTTATAATACAAACTTTCATTTACTAAAATCTCTGTCCAAGTCAATTAAGCCACGATCAATTTCTCTTGCTAATGATCTTACATCATCTAAAAGGAATTGACAACGGATTTTATCGTATGTACCTTGGACCCGATATCTTTCCCTATGAAGCTCTATAGCTCTTTCATGCAATACTTTTGCTTTTGTATAAAGCTCTTCAACACTGTGCGACATAGATTTAATCTTTGCGCCACATAGTCCAAGCGCCATAAGCAATTGCTGCATAAGCAATTAATTTTGTAAAAGGTGAGAATAAAATAATTGCTGCTCCAGCAACAACCATTATTACTCCATCGAATGTACTTCGTTCTTCTAACCGGTTCATCACCCATTGTTTTAGTATCATTGTGTATTCTCCTTTTCATTACCTACTAAAAAATTACTTAGATCGCTGTCGGTAGAAGCATCAAACTTTTTTAATCTTTTTTGTTTTTTCTTTTCTTCAGCAGCAAATTCCTTGATACCTTGATCTTTATCTTTTATCTTATCAATTCGGTCACGAAGTGTATCAACAAATGCCTGGACAACTTGTTGTGAAGCTGCGTCACCATTCTGTGTCATTATAAATTCTTCAATACCTGATGACGTCATATACTTTTGTTTAATTTCAAACTGCTTCTTTTCTTTTGCTATACGACGAAGAAAGGCATACCAGCTGATCTGAGTAAAATATGCAAATGCATTTGGTAATCCTGTTCGTGTTGCTGTTTCTACATTATAATTCTTAATGGCTTTAAGACAATTCTCTACTGCATCCATTACCATTTCTTCGCGATATGTGTAACGAATAAAATTAGACTTGTGGGAAAGTCCCTCAGATATTTTTAAAAAGCATTGTGCTATGTAATCAGGAACAATCGGAATTTCTTTTTCTGCAGCTCGATACTCATTAGCTAAGGTGCAATAATCAACTACTGCTTGAGAGAACTGTTTATTATTCACATAATGGATGTTAACTTTTTTAGCCATAATAAAACCTTTTATGTTTCTTTTATAATATATGAAAATTTAGTTTTAGACAACTACAAAAAAAGCTGTTGACTATATTTAAATTCTGGGTATAATAAGGCATCAGCCTTGCGGGGGGCAGTATATCTATTTCACAAGAAAACCTATACGTGGATCTTCTAAATGACCATCTGCATCGTCGTAATCTTCGATAAACTCAAAACCGTGGAGTTCCATATGTTCTCTTTTAGGACCTAGGTCAGACGTCCACACCGGAATAAGATGATCGTATGTAGGATCTGTAGATACTCTTAAATGAACTTCAATTGGCTTGTCTCCAATAAACTCAACATTAATTTTACCAACATCTCTTAATGGTACTAATTCATCTGGAACTCTAGGTATATAGACAGATCTTTTCCACTCTACAAACTTAGTAAGATTCATAGGCATATTAGTACCTTCCCAACAAGAAATACCTCTCCATGGTAGTCTCCACGTTCCGTCAACATTATTTCTATCAGTATACCATTTGTAATTTGCTGAATAGTGAATACCATCAAAGTACTCACACCAAAAGTATCCAGGAGGAGTTGTATTAAAATCACCAGCCTTCATTTGTTTTACAGTAGCACCAACACCCATACCACTTAGATTGTAGATAGGTCTTACTACATACGTCCCATCTTTAGTAGGAGCAGATCCACAGGGACCACAATCATATCCTAACAATTCAGATAAGTATAACTTGTTAAACCATTTTCTATGATGAGGATATTTTAGATATGCGTCATCATCATCCATTAGTGTATCTTATCACTTCCTGGAAACAAAATAATATTTTCAAAATCTGAGTCTTCTCCATCAAACTTATCTTTCATTTTAGAAATATACTCATCTATCTTTGAATTTAATTCGTCTTCTGACATGTTTGAGTGGTTAACAACATTCCAGAATTGTTTTTCTATCTTACCACAGGGTTTAGCTTGGCCCACAACATTCATAATATTAAGAGTCATGAATGCATCATCACCTTCTTGCATTGTCATCCAAGGTCTAATATTATAGTATCGATATCCTTTATCATCACCCATAGGCGAAGATGTGTAGATTCCATACACATGTCTTACAACAAGATCTCCAGCTTCTTCATCTGCCCAATCCAAAATCTGACATATAAGCTCTTCTCCTGAAGATAATTTTAACTGTCTAATATCATTCATTTAGTTGTACCTGTGCTATTTTATATTTAAATTGTTCTTTATTATATATTTTTACTCGTTCTGCTGAATGTAACAATGTAAAGTTGTTACGCTTTCCCCAATGTAGATCATCGGCTATATCATAGAGCGTAGTGATCTGACCATTATCCGACTTTCGTAAACCACGTCCAATAGACTGAAGAACTCTAATCTGGGATTTTGAAGGTGACGCGAAAATAATGTTATGAAGATTTCGTATATTAATACCAGTACTAAAAGTACCAAGGCTAGCAACGATAATAGCATTACTTTGTTTCTCCACAATCTTACGTATCGATTCTCTATCTGATGTATCAACATCTCCTGAAATAAAGAAAACTTTACGTCCCTGTTCTACTCTTGTATTTATAATGTCGTATAAAGGTTTTCCGTGAGCATCTACCCGATGATATAAAATTAGAGTATTACCGGCACATGATAAAGATAAGTTTCTAATAAATCTATTCCTTGCCTCATTGGAAATAATCCAATCTATTTCTTCTTGATAAGTCTTCTTTCCAAAGTCTTTTCTAATTTCTTTTGAATAGTTCATTAGAAGCACTTTTATATCTAATGGTGCAAGTGTATCATTATCCTGCAGTGCTTTAGTGGTTGTCACGTGATATACGGGGCCAAAGAGCCCCTCAAGAACTAACTTATGCGTCTGAGTACCATCGAGTGTTCCTGTAAGTCCGTAACGATACTTAGCAACAGTAGCTTTGTTCATTATAGACGACAGCGACTTAGACTTGAATCCGTGACACTCATCCCCCAGAACCATACCAAACTTTTGGAACCAAGGCTTGGGGTTTTTATATATGCTCTGCCATGTAGATATTATTATTGGTTTGGATGTTACCTTTTCTTTGCCTGAATATATTCTATGTACATATTTTTCAATATCCATACCATAGTCTGCAAAGTCTGTTGTTAGTTGTTCAACAAGGGATGTTGTAGGAACAATGATTAGAACTTTTTTATTATCATTGTTCTTATATGCTAGAAAGTACTGCATAATAATGTACATAATAAACGACTTACCAGATCCTGTGGGAGATAATAGAATTGCATTCTTACGTTCAATTGCAGTCACAATAGCATCATATTGATATTCTCTAAGATCGAAAGGTAGATTTAAAAATTCAAGAAACTTATTAAGATGGAGTGTATCAATTTTTGGATCAGGGACTGGCAGTCCAAAAGATGTTTCTTCTGTGTCAACTGTATAAGATCGTTCAGCAGCAAACTTCAATAAGTAAACATATAGACCGGCAGACAATTCTCCATTCATTCGATTGAATAGCTTAATCTTGCCATCCCATACTTTGTTCTTATATGCAGGCATAAACTTATACCCTGGCACATAAAAAGAAAAGTAGTCACTGATCTCAGCTGCTAAGCCAGGATCAACATCTACTTCTAACATAGAATAATCTTTTAGTCTACATATTATATCAGCCACCGGCTTCAAAAACCTTCCACTTAATCATATTACCAATGCTTTGGTGTCTCCAATTGAGATTATTAACTATCTCACTAAGTGTATCTATACATGTTTTTAGGTATTGAATTTTTAACTCTGATTCTTGAATCTCTTTATCCGAATCATAATAATAATCCATCTCACCTTTCATTACTTTAAGTCCATTGAGAGGATCATAATCCCAACCCAACTCTTTAATTTTCTCTTCGGGCATCTTACCATTATACCATTCCCACTTCAATCGAAGTAAGGTCTTTTGATCCATCTCAGCTTTCTTCATACGTAACTTAGTTTGAGAAAGCAGTGAAAGATACTTTGCGTGTAAGGTAGGTGTTTGACGAGATGCTTCGTCAAGATCATTCTGAGGAAGTTTAGAGTCGGTTGCCCACTCTTCCAATACTTGATCTAATGTCATAATATACTCCAGTCATTATTTTAACTCAAATGATGAAAATCTAAATGTCGCAGGAAACGTAATATACTGAACATCACCACTAGTAGATTCTAATGTCATATCTCCAAGACTAATAGGTAAGCAATCCAAATATTTTATAGTCCTAGTAACATTGTTGTGGCTACTTAATATAG